GGGCTATCTACAGAAGATGTCCGAGCTAATACACGTGCTAACGCTACTAGCATGTATGGTACAACACCGGGCAATCACGTAAAGAATCTAATTGAAAGGATGTCAATACCGGGAGCTGGTTTAGCAGACTTTGCTATGGATACGTTAGGTGCTATTATTCCGGGATTTGATCAAGTAGATGAAAAGTATGATCAAGTAACTATGTTTGATAACCCTGTACATCAAGCGTTACGTAAGGTATCATCAATTGTTATACCCAGTATTATGGGAGGTAATGCTTTACAAGGTACTATTAATGCAAAGTTTGCTGGTGGTGCTTTACTCAGTAAACCTTGGTTTCAGAAACTACTAGCTACTGGATCTGCTCACGGTATATTAGACATGGGTATCACATACCTAAGCGATATATCTGATGAACAGACCATGACTGACGATCTAAGTCAGATGTTTCCTAAAACATTTGGCCCGGGCGGATATCTACCGTTACTAAACTTTTTTAGAACTAATACCAGTACAAGTCCACAGATGCGTAAACTAAAAAACACACTAGAGGCTGCACCGTTTGCAGTGTTTGGTAGTGTTATAGGTGGTTACGCAGACCTTAAAAAGGGTTTTAAAACTATGGACTGGTTTGAACCTTTAGATGAAGCATCAGCTGCTTACAAACAACTAAATATAGAGCTAGGTGCTGATGAAGCAAAACTAATACGTATACAAGAGATTGATGAGTTGTTGTCTTTAGGTGACGCGAACATGAGTAGAGCTACACAGGATCTACTGATTAATGAGAAGCTACAACTAGAAGACGCTCTAAATGGCATAGATAGTATAGATGATGTTGTACGTAGAGAAGAGGCTATAGCAAACTTAGAAGACACTGCAGCTGTTGAGAATAAACTAGCTGACTTTGAGCAACTAGAGTTAGATCTTAATGTTAATAATCTAGATCCTGATCTTAATGCTGACATATTAACTGATGCACAAAAAGCTAAACAAAGTGTACCTCCGGGTAATATTGCACAGAACATGGTAGATACTACATCTATAAAGAATGGTCCTGACTTTTCTACTGGTGACCCTGCTCCTATCATAACTCCAAGTATGAGAAGAAAAGGTCTAATGGTAGGCCCAACATCCCGTGATACTGTTATGGGTGTCGGTGAAGCTTCTAGATTGATAGGTAGATTTGACGGTGTTGTAGATGGCATTAGATGGGGCAGCAAAGAAATGAACTCTGCAGCGTGGGGTATCTTTAATGATATTATATCTGCACCTACCGTAGACGATCTACGTGAGTTGTTTATGACTCCTAAAGACGTTAAGAATTTACTAGGCGGACTTTACAAAGTGGAGTATGCATCAGAAGATATGATACGTGGTACAGCCTTTGCTATTAAATATCTATTTGACAGATTCTTAGGTAGACCTATAGCTGAATCATCGGCTAGAGTTATGGATACACTAGGAAGAGAAGTAGATACACTTGCAAACGCACTTAGCGAAATGGCACCATCGGTTGATAGAAACCGTGCTATGGATCTTATCATAGGTAAGCTAGAGTTTTTACTTGACGAGTACGCAGTTAATAAATACATATCTGGTTGGCAGCTACGTAATAAAAACTGGTTTGACCAGACACCGCCAGCTAGTGCAACAGCAGCTATAGAAGGTCTAACTAGAGAGTTCCAAGCTGCAGAAAACAGCATACACGCTAAGAACAGAGCATTTACAAAAGAACTAAAACGTCTACAAAAAGAGTTTCCAGAGGCACTAAAACCATTAATAGATGCTTTCTCAGCTACTAACGGTGATGTTGACAATCTTGCTAAACTACATAAGTGGGCAGCAAGTCAGATTACACCTTTAGGATTACTTAGAAGTCCTGACCCTAAAAACATGAACTTGTTTGCTAAGGCTACATGGGGTGTAAGATACAATAACATGTTGTCAGGTATATCTGCATTTAACGCCGGACTTGGTAATGGTGTACAGTTGTTGATGAGACCATTGAACGGATTACTAGGCCATGCTGTTATGGGTAATGTAGAAGGTATTAAACGTACATTATATTATAACTCTGCTGTATTCGAGACTAATAGACGTGCCTTAACTGATGCTTTTAGGATGATGAAAAAGACACATGCTGATCCAAAAGCTATGATGAATACATTCCGTAAGGACTTTGTATTTAAAACAGATAAGTCATGGGATATCATGGAGGATATGGTTAAGGTATATGAGAAGGAAGGTAACTGGGGTAGAGCTTATCAGTACAAGATAGCATCTACACTGAAACAGATGGCTGGCATGAAGTGGCTACGTTTTGGTATGACTGGTATGGTATTTCCTGACGTGTTTACCAACACACACCTTGCTACTTACTTATCACGTGTCAACTCCTATGCTGACATTATGGCTGACCAAGGTTTTCCAAACTTAAAAATGTTGAAGCAAGCTGAAGCAGAAAACTATGCAAAGTATTTTGATCCTGACGGTCTAGTTAAGAATGATGTAGTAAAAGCAATGGCTGGTGAGATACAGCTAAATATAGATGATGGTTTATCTAATTATCTTACTGAGGCAACTACAGCATATCCTATACTAAAAGAGATAATGGCATTCCCACGTACAGCTTCTAACTACATGAAAGCTGGATTGTCTTATACTCCTATATCTGCCATACCGGGTATTAATAAGTATGCTAAAACTATATATGCTAGAACAGCAGATGATATAGCAGAGGCTCTTATGGATCATGGTATCAATATGTCTACTACTCCTAACGCTCAGGTTATCTTTGAGAACTTACGTGCAGAGTATGTAGGTAGACAGGCGTTTGCTAACTTACTTACATTTACTTTATTCCAATACGCTCTTGCTGGTAACATACGTGGTAATGGTCACTACAATGCATCACGTAGAAACAAAGAAAGAGATCTAGGTCACGAACCTAAGACAATCAAAATAGGTAACAGATATGTAAGCTACAAAGGTCTTATAGGTATTGAGCATGTGCTTGCACCTATAGCTGACTTAGCATACTACATGGGTGACATGGATGAGCACCTACTAGAAAACTGGATGTCTAAAATTGCATGGACTATTGGTGCTACATTTCTGAATGATTCACCATTGTATGGTCTTGAGAAGGTGTTTGACATGCTTAACGGTAATGAACGTGCAGTATCACAGTTTATAGCTGGTGCAGCTGTATCGACAGTACCTCTCAGTGGTAGCTTCGGTGTGCTTGCTAATGCAATCGAAGGTGCACAAAAGGACATAGGAAGTGATATTCAAGACTTCTTTAAAAATAGATTCCCCGGACTTAAAGGACAGTTGCCTGATGCAATCAACCCATGGAATGGTAAACCTATACGAGATCTTGATAACCCTGTACTGTCAGCACTTAATGCTTTTAGTCCTGTGAAGATTAGTGACCCAGAAGAACCATGGGAAGTATTCTTACGTGACATAGGTTACACAGGTATACATATGTTAAGATATGATAGCTCAGGCTCATACGAGTGGAAACCAGAAGATCGTGAGATTATAAATAAATACATGGGAGAGCAGAGGTTAGATAAACAGGTTATGCGTATAATGAAGAATAAGTCATATAAAAAATTAGTTCAATCTATTATAGCTTTGCGAGGTAATTATAGACCGGACAAGGATACAATAAAATTAAAAACAGATTTATCACCCCTACATAGAAACCTAGATCAATTAGTACGTGAAGCACAAAAGATTGCTGAACAAAAGTATCTAGTAGATAAACCTCTTATACAGCAAGCTATCTTTAATGCACAGTTAGCTAAGCAAGCTATGAAAGAAGGTCGCGTAGATCAAGCATCTGAATTACAAAAGAAAGATGCACAAATTAAAAATCTTATAAAACACGGTAACTAACACATGGCTGTTACACAAAATACTTTTACAGGTAATGGCTCCACCACCAATTACTCATTTACATTTCCATATCTTAAGGCATCTGACGTGAAAGCGTCAATAAATGCAGTCGAAACTACGGCATTCACATTGCCTAATGCAACGACATTACAATTTAATACTGCTCCCGCAAACGGAGCCAACATCTTAATATTTAGAAGAACGGGTATTGATGATCTAACAGCTACATTTTTTGCTGGTTCTGCAATTAAGTCAGAAGATCTGAATGAAAACTTTACGCAGAACCTTTTTGTTACACAAGAAGTTAACAATCGCTTTCTAAGTATTCTTGGTGGTAACACTATGCAAGCTAACTTACTATTAGGTAAGGGTGTTGACATTGTGTTTGAAGGTGATACTGATGATGCTCACGAAACTACTCTAGAAGTTGCAGATCCTACAGCTGATAGAACTATCACTCTTCCTAACGTGTCTGGTACTGTTGTGACAACAGGAGACACAGGCACCGTAACATCTACTATGATATCTGATGGTACGATTGTCGATGGTGATATAGCAAACACTACTATTACAGGTGGTAAGCTAGTTAACGATACAATTACTGCTACACAGATAGCAAACAATGCTGTAACAGCTAACGAGCTAGCAGACAACGCTGTGGACAGAGCTGCTATCGTTAATGATGCAGTAGACGGTACAAAGATAGCTGACAACAGCATTGACTCAGAACATTATGTAGACGGTAGTATAGACCATGTACATCTAGCTGGTGATGCAGTCGACGGTGATAACATAGCTGACGATTCTATTAACTCAGAACACTATGTAGATGGATCTATCGATACACAGCATATAGCTGCAGATCAAATAACTAATGCACTTATAGCTGACAATCAAATAGATTCTGAGCATTATGTAGATGGATCTATTGATCATGTACATCTAGCTAACGACTGTATAGATGGTGATAACATACAGGATAATGCTGTAGGTGCTGAACATATAAAGGCTAACGCAGTTACTGATTCTGAGATAGCAACAGGCACATTAGATAATAGATACTATACAGAAACAGAGTTACTAACAACCGGAGTTTTAGATGCCAGATACTACACGGAGACAGAAGCAGAAGCTAGGTTCCTTAGACAAGACTCTAGTGAGACTATTGCTAGTGGAGTTGCTTGGTCTAACTCTGATGCATTCGTGGCTACTACAGCTGCTATCAATGCCCGTATTATTGACCTTGTCGATGATGTCGGTGGTTTTACTGCTATTGCTAACGAGACTTCTTTCCCAGATACTAACCCGCAAGCAGCCAGCGGTAAGGCAGCTATTTTAAGTATTGCCACTATAGGCACAGCTCGTACACCAAGCGGTACAACTGTTACTATTGCTAACGGTAATGTTTCTAGTAACGCTACAATTACAATTACTGGTGTCCCTAGTGTACTGCCTGTAGGCTATGGCATACTGGTAGAATCCACAGCTACATTACATACATATACATTCCATAGACTTGTACCGAAAGCAACAGAAGTTACTACAGTAGCATCTAACGCAACAGCAATAGCAGCAGCTGGTAACAACGTAACAGATATAAATAACTTTGCTGACTTATATCAGATAAGTGCTAACCAACCTTCACAGAGAGTTGATGGTACTTCCCTAAATGAAGGAGATCTATGGTATGATAGCAGTAATGATAACATACGTGTATACACTGGTAGTGCTTTCTCAGCTGTTACTCCTACACAGGCGGTATTAGATGATATAGCTATTGTATCAGGTGCTGTAACTTTCCAAGAGGATCTAGGTCTAATCACTGACTCAGTTACTACAGGTAGCTCAAACGGATCTCTTGATATAGTAGCAGATGCTATAGAAGATGAAGTAACATTTACAGTCACAGCAGCTACAGGTAAGTTTATAATTGATGGTGTAGATAAACCAGCTCTTACTTTATACAAAGGTTGGACTTACACATTTGATGTTAGTGATGCTTCTAATGCATCTCATCCATTAAGATTCCACGGAAATACAGCTCAATATACTACTAACGTCACAGTTACTGGTACTCAGGGACAAGCTGGTGCAAAAGTAGTTATAAAAATACCTGAAACACAACCAACAGGATTCCATTATTACTGCACAAACCACAGCGGTATGGGTAATACCATAACTGTTAAGGATGATCCTATTAAAACAGTATCTGACAATATAACTAATATTAATACTGTTGCCTCTGATTTAAATGAAAGCACATCTGAAATAGATACAGTTGCAACGAATATTACTAATATAAATAATGTCGGAACCGATATATCTAACGTTAATAGTGTACATAATAACTTAACTAACATTAATAATGTACATAATAATGCGACTAATATAAACGCTGTTGCTGGATCTATAACTAATGTCAATAGTGTAGCTACCAATATCTCTAACGTTAATGACTTTTCTGATAAGTATCGTGTAGCTAGTTCTGCACCAACAAGCGGACTAGATCAAGGAGATCTTTACTTTGATACCACATCTAACGAACTTAGAGTTTACAATGGCAGTGCATGGCAAGGTGGTGTAACAGCTACAGGTAACTTAGCTGGACTAGGGGCTAACACATTTAGTGGCAATCAAACAGTTAATGCAAACATTATTGTAACAGGAACAGTTGATGGAAAAGATGTATCGACTTTAATAGCAAATACTGTTGAAGATACTTCTCCTCAACTAGGTGGAACGTTAGATGGACAAAACAACAACATGTCAAACATTGGTACTATAGATGGTACAAACTTACAACTCGACTTCGGAACAATTTAATGGCAAAATTACTAAAATTAAGAAGAGGATCAACCTCTGGACATAGCAGCTTTACCGGGGCCGAGGGTGAAGTTACAATAGATACAACAAAAGATACAGCTGTAGTACATGATGGTTCTACAGCCGGTGGTCGGCCACTAGCTAGAGAAGATCTAAACAATGTTTCTTCCGCTACTATTGCTGGTAGATTAGCTGACGATGCGATAACAACAGCTAAGATTGCTGCTGGTGCTTTACCAACAGATGTAACAGTAGCTAGTGCAAATATAGTTGACGGAACAGTAGCAACTGGAGATATAGCTGATAACGCAGTAACGCTTGCCAAAGTTGAAAATATTGCCACTTCTCGAATTATAGGAAGAGCTACAAGTGGTACAGGAGATCCTGAGACTTTAACAGCTGCACAAGTTAGAACACTAATTAACGTAGAAGATGGAGCTACTGCTGACCAAACAGCTAGTGAAATAGCATCTGCACTTAATGGACAGAATGTATATACTACAGGACATATAGGAAGAGATAATAATGACTACTTTACTTTCAATAACGATGCAAATGTAGATCTAATTATTAACGGCAGCACAGAATTTAGATTTGAGTCTGACGGTGACTTTCATGCAGATGGAGACGTTATAGCTCAGTCAACATCTATTTCATCTGATAGAAGACTAAAAGATAATATTGAAGTGATACCTAATGCACTAGACAAAGTACAAGCACTAAGCGGTGTATCTTTTGACTGGAAAAAAACTGGTGAGAGAAGTGCTGGTGTCATAGCTCAGGAAGTACAAGAAGTATTACCAGAAGCTGTAAAAGAAGTAACTCCAGTAGGAGGCGGTGATAGCCACCTAACTGTTAATTATCATGCTTTAACTTCAATTCTTATTGAATCAATCAAAGAGCTAAAAGCAGAAATAAAAGAACTAAAAGGAGGTGCATAATGCCTTGCCCTGCAAGTGGACAAATTTCAATTGCTGATTTAGTAGCTGAGTTTGGAGGTACTGCACCCCATGCTTTGAGCGAGTATTATCGTAACGCTGGTTTAGTTCCCGGAAATAACACAAATGTTCCAACATCTGGTGAGTTTGCATTAACCAGTTGTTACTCAGCAGTAAACGAAATACAACACACCCACAGCGATGGCGATACTCACGCAAATTATGCTACTATATTTGGTAGTAACTACGCTTCTACTGTACCTAAACGAGTCATTGTACCATCTGGTGTAACAGTTGGAGGTACAACTACACATGCTATGCTCTTACCTTCTGGTATGGGTGGTACAATAGTATTTGACATTACTGGCAATGTAGAAGGTCATAGTGGTTCTGCTAATGGTGGTGCTGGTGGTAATGCTATACACTGTATACAAACCAGTGGTGTGACTATAAATGTAAACTCTGGAGGTAGCGTCAAAGCCGGTGGCGGTGGCGGTGGCCAAGGAGGAACTGGTGGAACCGGTGGTGCTGGTGGAGCTGGTGGAACCGGTGGTGCCGGCGGAGGAGGCTGGTACTTAGGTAGCGTTCACTCTACAGCCGGATCTAACTATAGAACAATGTCAACCTCTGGTTCCTGTAGTGGTGACGCTGGTTGCGGTTCTTTTAACAACGCTAGCAACACTAACGCTTATAACTGTAGTAACTCTTACAAAGCTTGGGGTGTATGTTCTGCTAGACATGGTTGGGGTTGCGACTACGTTAACGGATACAGTACTGCTTGCTATAACCATGCAGCAAAAGCATCAGAAAGTGGTGACGATAGCTGTAACACTTATGCCGACCATTGTAAACGAAGACATTTCCAAAACACAGGTGGAGCTGGTGGATCTGGCGGTAGCGGCGGATCTGGCGGTAGCGGCGGATCTGGCGGTAACGGCGGTGTAGGACAAGGATTTGGCGTATCTGCTGCATCTGGTTCTGCTGGTGCGTCTGGTTCTGGTGGATCTAGCGGATCTGGTGGTGGCAGTGGATCTAGCGGATCTAACAACTCTGGTACTGGTGGTGGTGGAGGAACTGGTGGTGCCGGAGGTGCTGGCGGAGCCGGTGGCACTGGCGGTGCTGGCGGTGCATTTGGAAACGCAGGCAGCCAAGGTAATACTGGTGACACTGGAGCAACTGGTTCTGGTGGATCACAAGGCTCAACAGGTGGTAATGGTAACTACACTAACGGATCTAGCGGAGCAAACGGTGCTAGTGGATCTGGCGGAGCTACTGGTAGCACAGGAGCTAATGGAGGCTCAGCTGGCTACTACATATTTAACCGATCATCAATTACACTAAACAACTCAGGCACTGTAGCCGGACAATAACTATGAAATACGAAGTAAAAAAAGTCGAAACCACAGGCGTTACTGTAGAGTTTGAAGACAAAGCGTGGGCTGTTGTGCCCGTATTAAAAGGAGATAATGATAAAGATATAATGGACAGGATCTGCACTTTTGAAACTAAGCAGGTATTTACTAATGTCGAGGATATACCTATAAAAGTAGGTTTTAAAGGTGATACATATCCAACAGATGATGGTAAAAAACCAGATCCTGATAGTATAACCTATACTTATAAACAGGTTAGGCAACAAAATTACCCTTCAATAGGAGATCAACTTGACGCTCTTCACTGGGCACGAGAAGGTGATGACACAAATCTGAAGGCAATCGATGTTGCTATTAAAGCAGTCAAAGATAAATATCCTAAAGATAATAAGGAATATAAGCAATCAGACTTATGACTAAAAAGCCTTTCTGGGAAAGGAGGATGGATATATGTAACAGCTGTGATAGAGCACAAGGCACAGGAGCACTTATGCGATGTAAGTCGTGTGGGTGCTTTTTACAAGCTAAAACAAGAGTATATATCATGCATTGTCCGTTAGAAAAATGGTAGGTAACTGTGCACTAACAATAGGCGATGTTAAATACTCTTACCCAGTACATACTTGGCTTAAATTTTGTACAGCTGATATTTTATTTATAATACCTTTTTCTAAAATTCATACACTCCCACCTAAATCTATATCTCGTTATCATCTTTGTGATACACGATACCCTTGTATTCTTTATCAAGAGTCAGACTCGTATCGTGTTATTGATGGTTATCATCGAATACAAAGGATGAAAGACGAAGGAAAGACAAGTGGGATATTTTATATAATTACACCCAAAATATTACATGAGAACCTCAAACCAAACGTATTTTTGCGAGAAAGGCTTTAGGCGAATATACGATGATTTTTTACCACCTGAGATGTTTAACGCTTTAAAAACTGTTGTTACTGACCCAGATTTTCCTTGGACGTTTCGATTAGGAGTGGTTCATCCAAAACAAAGGACCGGTCCAACTTTTGGCCTAAGCCATCTAGCTTGGCACCCTTTGTACGGGGCTGTAAGTCCACTGAGAGACGAGCTGTATAATCATTTATCTCCTGTATTTCAAAAACTATTTGTACATGTACCAATGCGTGTAAAATTTAACTTAGGTGTAAAAGTTTGTGATGAACATATAGAAACTGGTCATCATATTGACGTGATGACTGCACCAAGTAATTTTAGAACTGCTATTTTGTATTTAGATGATAGTAATGGTTATACACAATTTGAAGCAGATAAAGCACCAGTTAAGTCTAAATCAAACCGTATGTTAATATTTGATGGTCAGTTAAGGCATCAAGCTGTGACTCAAACTGATACAGATGTTAGATATGTATGCAATTTTAATTACCTATCTGACAAGATACCAGAAGGAGGAAAGTCATTTGATGTCGATCTCGATACCTGACGTACCAGTTATACCAACACCCTCAATACCTCTCCCTACAGCAGATGTTCCCTCATATCAACCTTTGGTCGTACCTCCGAGCGATCTACGAAGACCCAAAGGCACAGAGGAGGTGCGAACAACAGAAAACCCACCCCCAAAAATACACTTCCCACCCTTACCGAGTATCACTTTACCTTCGCAAGAAGTTTTAGTTGCTGCGTCTGTCACAGCTGTAACGGCTGTAGCAGCTGCAACTGTTACACAACCTGTAATCAACGCACTAAAAGATAAAATACAAAAGTTCTTACAAGGCAAGATAAATAAATGGAAACAAAACCGCCAGAAAAGAAAGGCATCTTTAGAAAAATCAAAGAAGGTATAGACGACCACGATGAGCAGATGGCTATACTAGCTGCAATTGTGCGTCTAGCTGTAGTAGTCTGGTCTGGGTTTATTATCACCTTAAACTATGTAGAAATACCGATGGTAAAAAAATCAGGTAACTCTGATATTACTTTTGTCGCTAGTGTTTTTACCGGAGCTCTGGCAACATTCGGGCTTACTACTGGCAAGAATGGTAGTAGTAAACCTCCTACTTGCCCAATGATGAAAAAACAAGATACACCAAAAACATGAAGAAATGGATTCTTCTCTTGGCTCTGTTATCACCCAGCATAGCTAGAGCAAATACTGTTACGCCCCAGTTTACAACAGGGTCGATGAACAGCACAACAACTACCACTCAAACTATAGTGGAGACGGAGCAAGTACAAGTATACGGTGCAGCCGTAAACACTTGGTCTGGTACAAACATAACTCCGTCAGCAGATATTACAACAAGCGGAACAACCTTTTCCGTAACTAATGCAGCTAACCCATGGAGTTTAGAAACAACAACAAGAGCAGCAGGGTTAGTAGAACAAAGAGATTATACACGCAACTATACGATAAACTCTACTACTACGTCGCTCTCTGTGTTCTCACAGTAGCACCTGTACATGCTGAAGGAGATACAGTTAATAAATCAAATCCAGTGGCCGCAGCTACTGGTAATGTCACCAATCAGGCAGTGCAATTTCAAAACAATGGAGCATCGTCACGACAGGTGTACGGACCTAACATACAATGCAATGGGTCAACCATGACTTTTAGTCCGTTCTACATGGGCAACGATTCCGAACCTAGAGATCCAGAAGGATATGTCATAAGTGAGAACTGGGGATTCCAGCTTAACTTTATGGTGCCACTGGATAGAGAAGGTCTCAAGCAATGTAGGCGAATAGCTAAACGTCAAGAAGAAAAAATGCAGCTAGACTACGAGCTTGTACGTGCACTTAAATGTGCAGAGCTGCAACAAAGGGGTTTTACTATACGACCCCATACAAGAGTATATTACATGTGCTCAGATATAGTACCAATACAATCATTACTACCTAAACAAAATGCTAGCAATTCTAAAACCAATCGTTTTAACATTTTTAAAAAGTGACAAGTTTAAAGGCTTCGTCGTTGATCTACTCGAAAAGCTAGTCGAGCAAACTGATAATAACCTTGATGACAAGGCATTAGCTATAGTTAAAAAAGGACTTGATATAGAATGACAGATACCAGAGTAATACCTAAGAAAGCTGATGAGGAAAGTTTTAACGAACTCCACTACCTTGTTACGCAAGAGTTCTTACGTAAGATAAAGTGTGGCGAAGCAAAAACTCAAGATTTAAAAGCAGCATGTGATTGGTTAAAGACTAATGACATAACAGGTGTTGCTCTTGAAGGCAGCCCACTTGACAAACTAGCTTCGATAATACCGAAGGTAGATCCAGAATTAGTAAAGAGCAGACTTTATGGCAAGACCCGGACCTAAACTAAGCCCAAATCCCGGTAGAACTGCAAGATTCTACAGAACAAATAAGAAGTCACGTATTAAACATAGACGTGATCAGAGAGCTATCAACAGCACATCAGAGAAGAAAGCTTACAGACGTGACTTACTTAAAATACGCAGAGAGCGTAAACCCGGCAGCCAAACAGATATGTCACATAAAGGTGGCAGAATAGTTGCTGAATCACGCAAAGCAAACCGTGGACGTGGCGGAGCACGACGAACTTAATGACACCATTACTACCAACACCTGATTACTATTTACACAACCTAATAACCATGACAAGTTCAGAGTCAAAAAGACTATGGAGAAGAGCTATAAAAGAGCATTTTAATTGTCAATGTGT